GAGGCCGTGCATCGCGCTCGACCATTTGTCTGAGACACAGAAGCGCGCGCTCATCATCGCGGACAACAAACTAGCCCTAAACGCGGGCTGGGATAACGAGATGCTGGGGCTGGAGCTTCAGGAGCTTGCAGCCGAAGACTTTGACATGGGCGTGGTCGGATTTACCGACGACGAACTTGCGGCCCTGCTTGCCAAAACAACCGAGGGCCTGACCGATCCCGACGAAACGCCTGATCCCCCCGCCGAGCCTGTAACCGTTCTCGGTGACGTGTGGGTGTTGGGAAAGCACCGGATCGTTTGCGGCGACAGCACCGACGCGGACACGGTGGCCAAATGCCTGAACGGCGTCACGCCGCACCTGATGGTGACAGACCCGCCTTATGGGGTGGAATATGACGCGAACTGGAGAAACAAGGCGAAGCGCCCCGACGGCTCTGCCTATGGAGCGTCGGCGCTAGGCAAGGTTGAGAACGACGGGCAAGCTGACTGGTCGGAGGCGTGGGCGCTGTTCCCCGGCGATGTGGCTTATGTCTGGCATGCAGGAAACATGGCGCATACCGTAGCCGAAAGCCTTGTATCGAACGGCCTCAATATCCGCGCGCAGATTATCTGGAACAAGTCCAACATGGTAATCAGCCGTGGCGACTATCACCCAAAACACGAGCCGTGCTGGTACGCAGTCCGCAAGGGTAAGGTTGGGCACTTTGTTGGCGGTCGGAAGCAGACCACGGTGTGGGACATCGACAAGCCGCAGAAGTCCGAAACAGGCCACAGCACTCAGAAACCTGTTGAGTGCATGAAGCGCCCCATCGAGAACAACAGCAGCGCCGGGCATGCTGTCTATGAGCCGTTCAGCGGTTCCGGCACCACCATCATCGCCGGAGAAATGACAGGCCGCGCCATCCACGCGATTGAGCTTAGTCCCGCTTACGTCGATGTGGCTGTGATCCGCTGGCAGGAGTTCACAGGCCAGCAAGCCCGCCACGTGGATGGGCGTCTGTTCGATGATATGCGAGCCAAGCCTGAAGTTAAGGATGCCGCGTGATGAAGAACTTATCTTTAGCACATAAAAAGATGGGACGGCCTAAAGGAACGACAAAGATTCAGCCCACAGACGCGACGATGTCTTCTCTCCGAGGGTTGGGCCAGATTCAGTGCACGACCAAAGAGGGCGCGGCGTTCTTTGCGGTCAGTGAACCGACGTTCCTCAAGTTCTTGGATGACAACCCAGAAGCCCGCGAGGCTTTTGAAGAGGGCAAGGGAAAGGGTCGAATCTCGTTACGCCGTCATCAGTGGAGGATGGCCGAGAACAACGCGACGATGGCGATCTGGCTAGGGAAGAACCATCTGGAGCAGACGGACAAAATCCATCAAGAGCATTCTGGTTCCGTTACGGTGCATGAATGGCTTTCGACGGCAAACTAAGCCCAGAGGAGCAAGCCAAGGTTCAGCGGCTCCGCGATGACTTTGAGTTCTTCGCCCGGAACGTCCTTCGCATCCGCACAAAGACAGGTGAGGTCAAGCCGTTCGTCCTGAACCGGGCGCAACGGTTTCTCCATGAGCGGCTAGAGGCCCAGAGACGCAAGGGCGGGAAGGTTCGGGCTATCGTCCTCAAGGGTCGCCAGCTAGGGGCCTCAACCTATATCCAAGGCCGGTTCTATTGGCGTCTGTGGGGTGGTCAGGGGCTCAAGGCGTTTATCCTGACGCATGAGCAGGCCGCGACTGACAATATGTTCGCGATGGCGCAGCGGTTCCATGACGGAGCGCCTGTGTTCGTGAAGCCCCGGACAAAGGCGGCGAACGCGAAGGAGCTGGCCTTTGCGGATAATGACTGCTCATACTCAGTCGGAACGGCGGGGACCAAGGGCGTAGGCCGATCCAGCACCCTGCAACTGTTCCACGGGTCGGAGGTTGCCTTCTGGCCTAACGCCGAGACGCATATCGACGGGGCGTTCCAAGCTATCGCGGACGTGGCGGGGACTGAGCGCCTGTTGGAGAGCACGGCGAACGGGATCGGCAACGTATTCCAGCGGCGTTATGCGGCGGCTCAACGTGGCGATGGTGATGAGGAGGCTATCTTCATCCCGTGGTACTGGGGCGAGGACTATGAGCGCGAGGTTCCCGAGGGATGGTTCCCGCCCGGTGAGTGGGAGCTTTATCAGCACAATAACTCGCTGACCCGGGAGCAGCTCTATTGGGCGTTCTGTAAGAACCGCGACATGGCGTCGGCCCTTGGCGAGCCGGATGACAAGCCATGCTGGAAGTTCATGCAAGAGTTTCCGGCCAGTGCTGACGAAGCATTCCAGACGGCGGGTAACAGCTTCATCCCGTCCCCTGCCGTGGCGGTGGCGCGTAAGAACAAGATACCGCCCATTGGGGCGATGGTGATTGGTCTGGACCCTGCGAGGGGTGGGGGAGACAAGACCGGAGTGGTGGATCGCGTGGGCCGGGTTATGGGCTCGTTCGTCTGCGAGCGGTGGGATGACCGTGACTTGATGGTAGTGGCGGGCAAGGCGTTTGCGCTGCTCAAGAAATACCCTCGCGCGATTATGAACATCGATGTCGGAGGGTTGGGTGCAGGCGTTTACGACAGGCTTGCGGAGATGGGCCTAAGTCATCGGGTAAACGCGGTGAACTTTGGGTCTAGCCCGCTGGGTATTGGCCCGACAGGTGACGAGCTTTACGCCAATCGCCGGGCTGAGATGTGGGACATCAAGCGGGATTGGTATATGGACCCGGCAGGGGTTCAAGTGCCGGATGACGATGTGTTCCATGCGGATGAGACTTCGGCGGTGTGGGGTTCTGGCGCGACACGGCATAGCTCGAACAATGAGCTTACGTTGGAGTCGAAGGACAAGATTAGAGAGCGGCTTGGATTTAGCCCTGACTTGGGCGATGCTGCTGCGCTTACATTTGCCGTGCCGGTAGGGTATGACTTTGAAGAAGACGACCGAGGCCACGCGCCGCGCGGTCAATCCAGCGTGACGGGATACTAGATGAGCATGGTCGAAGACTACGGCGGCGAATACGAAGCGCCTGAGCCGGAAGAGGTCGAGGGGATGCCGGAAGGTGTCGATCTGGACGATGCCGGTGGCATGGAGGATGAGCGCCCGCTTGTTCTGTTGCTCGCGGCGTCCATTGGCGACGTGTCTGACATCATCATCCGGTATCTGGGCGAAACGGCACTGGACAAGCTTGGCTCGCAATGCGTTGAAGACTGGCGCATGGACGATGGCGCGCGGAATCAGTGGAAGACGCAGACGGAAGCGGCCTTGGCTGCTGCTGCTCAAGACACGCCGGACGACAAGACCTATCCGTTTGATCGGTCAGCGAACGTTCAATACCCGCTGGTGACGGTGGCGGCGCAACAGTTCGCGGCGAGGGCTTATCCGGCCATTGTGAAGCCGGGCGATGCGGTGAGCGTGGCGGTTCTTGGGCGGGATGAATCGGGCCAGAAACAAGCGCGGGCTGACCGGGTTAAGGATTACCTGAACTATCAGCTTTTCTACCGGATTGCCGATTGGGAAGGTGATACGGACGTTCTGCTTAATCAGTTGCCGATTAGCGGGTGTGGGTTCCGCAAGGTCTATTACGACCCGCACAAGCGCCGCCCTTGCAGCGAGTTCGTTAATGCCTTGCACCTGACGGTGCCGAGTGACGCTAGGTCGCTGAAAGAAGCGCCCCGGATTACGCAGGACTTCGAGGTCTTTCCGTATCAGGTGACAGAACGACAGCGGTCGGGGATGTATCGTGACGTTGAGCTTTTGCTTGACGGGAACGAGGACGATCAAGCGCCGCGCCAGTTCATTGAGCAGCACCGCTTGCATGATCTGGACGGGGACGGGGTTGAGGAGCCTTACGTCATCACGGTTGACGTTGAATCGTCGGAGGTCATGCGGATTGAAGCGGCTTATGATGAGCTTGACCTAGAGATTGCGGAGGATGGCCAGACGGTCATTCGGATTGAGCGGTGGTGCCCGTTCGTCAAGTATAGCTTCCTGCCGGACCCTAAAGGCGGGTTCTATGATATCGGGTTCGGTCACCTGCTGGCCCCGATCAATGCGGTGGTTAATACGATCATCAATCAGCTTCTGGATGCTGGCCATGCACAGGTTGCGGGCGGGGGTTTCCTTGCGGCGGGTCTGAGGCTTCAGGGGTCTGGGCAGACGAACGTGCTGCGGTTCAGCCCGAGTGAATACAAGGTGGTGAACGCGCCGGGCGGTGACATTGCCAAGGCGATCTATGAGCGGCCCATGCCCTCGCCTAGCCCTGTGCTGTTTGAGCTGCTTGGGATGCTCATGGACGCGGCGAAGGACATTTCAGCGGTTAAGGACGTGCTGACGGGCGAGGCTGGCAAGTCACAGACGGCCACGGCGACCTTGGCCCTGATCGAGCAAGGGTTGCAGACGTTCACGGCGATCTACAAGCGGATTTACCGGGCGGCGAAGCAAGAGTTTCAACTGCTGTATGATTGCGTGTCGAGGTATGGCGACCCGGACGAGTATGCGCGGGTTCTGGACATTCCCGGTGCGACACTGGCGGCAGACTTCAATGAGGCTGATCTTGATATTCAGCCGGTCGCTGATCCCGCCTCGGTGACGAATATGCAGCGGATGGCCAAGGCCGGATTCCTGCAAGGGTTCCTCGGCAAGGGGCTGAATGATGAGGAAATCCTGACGCGCATCTTTGAGGCTGCGGGCATTCCTGATGTTGAGAAACTGTTTCCGCCTAAGCCTGATGGCCCTCCCCCGCCCAACCCGCTGATGATTGCGGACATTCGGGAGAAGGAAAGCAAGGCCGGTCTGAACGAGGCCACGGCGGCAAAGAATCGCGCTGATGCGATGGATAAGCTCTCCCTAGTGGCAGAGCGAGGAGTGATGAATGGAACTGGAGGACTGGGAACAGTGGCGCAACCACCCGGTGACGGAATGGGTGTTGTCGGCCCTGAACAAGGCGGCTTCGGCCCAGCTTGACGGTTGGGTAGCCGCGTCGTGGGAGGCGGGTGAGAGTGACCCGTTGTTGCTGACGACGCTTAGAACACGGGCAGACGCATACCGCGCACTGTCTGAAATAGCCCTCGAAGATGTGAGGAAGATGCATGATTCGACCGATTGAATATAACGTGCTGGTTCGGCCTGATGTGGTGGAACAAAAGACCAAAAGCGGTATCATTCTGACGGATACGACAGTAGAGAGCGACAAACACGCTCAACAGCGTGGGGTGATTGTCTCTATGTCACCGGCGGCTTTCGATTATGCGGAGTGGCCGGAAGGTGGGAAACCTCAAATCGGTGACCGGGTATTGTTTGCCCGATACGACGGCATTCTGGTGAAGGATGGCGAAGATGAATTCCGCCTTGTGAAAGACAAGGCGATTGCAGCGGTGATCGAATGACCGACGTTCAAATGGCTCCAGAGGCTCAAGAGGCCCCCGCTCCCGATGTAGCGGCCCCTGACATCCCGAATGACGCTCCAGCCCGTGAGGCGGCTTCTCCGCCCGATCTGGAGGCCCTTGCGAGGGAAATGGGCTGGCGTCCAAAAGAGGACTGGAAAGGCGACGACTCTGGCTGGCGTGATGCCGGGGAGTTCGTCAAACATACGGTCGATGCAAACCGGACGCTGAAGCGCGAGCTTGGCGAGGTGAAGGACACGATCAAAGGTCTGTCCAAGACCAATGAGAAAATCCTTCAGCGGGAACTGGACAAGCAGCGTGTGGCCCTAGAGCGCAAGTTCGCTCAAGCGGTGGATGCGAACGATCCGACCGAGGCTCGCCGTGTGTCTGCGGAGATTGATGCTCTTGAACGCCAGCCTGTCCAACAGGACTACAAGGCCAAGTTCAAGGCGGACAATCCGTGGTTTGGTGACGACAAGGAAGCGACGGCTTACGCGACTGCGATGGCTGGCGTTGCCGCGTCGGAAGGCAAAGACCCGGACGCTCAACTGGCGTATGCGGCTGAGAAGGTCAGAAAGCGGTTCCCTGAGTTGTTTGATGCCAAGCCGGTGCAACGCAATGCCCCGTCTGTGGAGGGTGGCCAGCGTGGCGCTCCCCCGCCGAAGAAAACCTATCCCCCGGCTGTTCTGAATGCTGCCCGCCAAGCCGTTGAGCGCAAGCGGGCCGATAGCGTTCAAGAATACCTCGCCATGTATGATGCGGAGATGCGCTGATGGCTCGCCCTTACAACAGAAAGCCCAAGATGACCGAAGCACTTGCACGGGTTAGCCCCGCTATTGCGCTTGATGAACCGAAAGCGATTGAGCCGGTTGCTGAACCAAAGCCGGAAGCCAAGTCGTCCGGTATCTCGCCGCGTCGTCTTCAAGAGATGCGCGAAAGGCGTGAGCGTAATAACGGAACGCTTGACACCATGACGGTCATGCGCCTTGGCTTGCCCGATGAAGTAATCCGTGATAACGCTGATTGCGAGCTTCGATGGGTCAACGATGAAGGTGGCCGAATCGAACAACTGACCCAGAGGAACTACTATGATGTGGTTGAAGGGGTCGAGGGACGGATTGTAGGCACAAGTGCTACAGGCGTTCCCATAGTCGCTAGACTCCTTCGGAAACCCAAGGAGTTCGCGGTAGAGGACCGGAAAGCCAAGCTGGACCGTCTCAATCAAACTGAGAAGGCCGCGCTGAAGGGTGAAGGTTCGGGGGCCTCGGCTCCATCTCCT